CTAAATTGCAATCGTCGTCCAGCCCTTACCTCGGTCGTCGTTATAACGATCGGTTTGCTGCTGCGACTTGTGGCCGAGCAACTTTTTAGTGTCAATCCCCTGTTCCTTATAAAGACGTTCAGATAGCGAGCGCTGCTCGTGGAATGTCGCTGGCGTTCCTTCCCTCCAGTCAATTTCTGCCTTATCCCGAGCCTTACTAAAATTCATGGTTAGCGTGTTCGGTTTAACTTGGGCGCCACGTTCTGCTTGCGACGTGGCCCTGAAAAAATGGACGAGGTAAGGGCTAACCGCATAATCCCGACAGCGCGCTATAACATCCCGCAAACTCCAGTTAATGGCATTCAGGCGGAGCGATAATGGGATCGCTATTTTGCTTCCTGTTTTCTCCTGAACAATGTGTAAATGATCATCCCAGACATCGCTAAACTTCATTTTCGAAATATCACCAAGGCGCTGGCCGGTTACCAAAGCCAGCAACATAGCGTTACCCATATATTGATGGTTGGCGTCTGCAATCTCGAATATCCGCTGCCATTCCTCCAGACTGAGGCGCTGGCGGGTAACTTTTCGACGGGGCTTTTTAGTTGCTGAAGCTGGATCGTAACCCGGAGGAACTTCACCCGCATGCTGTGCTTCTTTAAAAATATCTACCAGCACAGTTCTGACGACTTGAGCCATTCTCGGCTGACCGGCAGTGACGTACTCATCGAGCAGCTGAGCAATATCACGAACGTCAACTGATGGCAGCAGTTTCATACCGACTCGCTCTCGCAATAACGAAACCGGTTTTGCTTTCTGTTTGAATGTGTTCAGTTTGATGTCGCCCGTCGCCAACCTTTCTTCCTGAATCTTCCAGTATCTATCCAGCCATGTAGAAACCGTGATTGCTTTGCCTTTGCTGGTGGCGATCCTGTCGCTGATCGCCAGAATTTGCCGGGTTCTCTGTTCCGCCAGGCGCGTGTTAGCTTCTGTAGCAATCGCTATAGCTTCTGCCTCATCGGTACCCAGCGCATGAAACTTACCTGTGGCGGGATGTTTATAGCGCCAGTAAACCTTATTCGCCTTTCTACTGTAGAGAGGGTAAAGGTTTGGAACAGAAACATTGTTTTTACGTGGTCGAGCTGCCATCAGCAAGAATCCTCTGAAGTATAGGCGAGTCAGTCTTTCGGATATTCGGCTTAGCCAATTCGCCTACAAGTTCTGCATCTTCCCTTACTCGCCACTTGCGACCCTGTTTCATAGCTGGTGGGGAAAACATATTTTGCTTAGCGTATCGGCGCAGAGTATTCAAAGCTGGTGGACTGCTACGGTATTTCTCTGCTGCCCATTCCTCAAGCGTGAGCATTTGCTTCATGGCTTATTCTCCACTTTACCGGCTGCACCCGGGTTAAATCAGATGTTGTTGCTGGTGGCAGGAATCAACCGCTGCCATATTGCTGAAACGTATTTCACCTGGTGCTTGGCATCGGCTAGCGCGTTATGCAAATCGCCTTCAAACGGAATCTCATTACGCGGATAAAAGCCAGCAGCGCGACCCATTTCGACGATTGTGCGCACGTCCCGATCGTTCCAGAACTGCCAGGGGCAGTAGAAACCGTGACGTTCAAATGTCGCCCTGATAATGACGTTGTCGAATGTCGCTCCGTTGCCCCATACCTGTAAGCTTTTCGGCTCACAGTTGTCCTCTATCAGCTTTATCAACCCGCCGAGAGCATTCGTGATGTGCACCCTGTTATCGCTGGTAATGGCGGCTCGCGCTTCCGCACTCTGCTTTAGCCACCATAAGATAGTGCCAGGGTCTGCTAATGCGTCACGCACCATTGAGGATTCCAAATCCACTACGGCATAGTATTCCGGCCCCATCACTCCAGTGGAGGGCTCAAAAAGCACAGCCCCGATCGCGATGATAGGTGCGGTGGGTTTGTTGCCCATCGTTTCAAGATCAATCATTAAATGGTTCATCGCCCCTCCTTTCCCGGTGCGGCGCGCTTTACCGGATAATAAGTGCTGTTATATGCTTGGCCGTTTGTGGGTTGAACTGATCCACACAGAAAAAGTGGATCGCTAGTATCACCATCGTCGTTACGGACCCAACCAACAATCTCATCTACAATCGGTGCGGGCGTCGGCGCTATGTAGAGCGGCAGGCTCACGCCCGCTTTCGGCTCTGTAGTCATGGTGGCGAAGCGTGTATAACCTCGCAGCAGGCGCTTTGCCGCCTTGTCGCTCACGTAAAACATCGGCTCCGCCCGATCCCGCAGCGCCTCCAGCAGCTTGTCGCTGATCTTCGTCTTTTCCCTTAACACTAAAGCTAAGGGATCGAGATGCCCGGCCATACGCTGCACAAGAGAGGCGGCTTCATGCATGCCGTTCTGCGTGCCCAAAAGCACCACCAGCTGGTGGCCTGATTTCGCGAGCTCGTTCGTTTTTTCGTAATTCAATGCGTGTTCCTCCACTTAACTTTGCGCTGCACCGCGCTGTCTTTTGGTTGTAGCAACCCTACCCATGCGAAATGGGGTAAGTCTGTTTAAACAGGTTTTATTCACTCCCGTGAAAGGGGCGGCCATCTGCACTGGCCGCCAGGTAGTTTCTCCACACAACACAGAAGAGCCCCTGCGGTTAGGAGTCCCACCCGGGTGGATTGGGTTATAAGCCCGTCACCAGGTGATGCTCTTGTGTATTGCGTAAATTTCCTGTCCTCTTTTCATAGTTTGTGAGCGATGCCAATCTGTTCCGTTTGGCTACCAGCGTCCTGCTGATGGACTTAATTTAGCGTTATGCTAAATTCCATGCAATATCAAAATGATAAATATTCTTTCGATTGAGTTTAGCGCTTTGATTAAAAAAAGAATTTATTTATCGAAATCTGTATAGCGAGAGGGGAAGAGCGCGGATATCAGGTAAAGTGTGTACATTCGATCTGGGTTTGGAATTGATGTGGATATTAACGAGTGGATAGAGCAGCTGCGCTGGCTTTCAACAGACCAGAGGGTGCAGTTGCACTTTGATTTGTAAGAGCAGATCAAGGTGCATTACAAGCTGAGAGCTGAGGGCGATCATCTTGAAAGAGCGATACAACTGTGCGAACAGTCAGTAGCATTCGCGCCACTGGCCTTTGAAGCTTTGAAAGAGAAGTGGGAAAGGGATTGTCCTGGGCATGATTTTTTTGTGCCATCTCACCACGGATACCGGCAGCTAATAACGATTATGAAGAAGCGGAAGGATATGGATAGAGTGAAGGAGCTTCTGGAGAAGCGAGCTACTGAGGGATGGGCTGAGTAGGCAATAAAAAACCCGGCGCAGTGGCCGGGTTTTCTAAATTTGGATTATCACTGATTATTTGTAGAGGAAGTTGTCGGACCATAAGCCAAGGAAAAATTTGGCTTATTAAGCAGTCCCATGTGCTTAAGATCGATGATCATGGCCTGTTGACGTGCGTTTACAGCGACTGTTTGCAACTGTTCCACTTGAGAAGCTATTGGGGTGCGTTGAAGGTTTGGCATTGTATACTCCAGGACATTAAATAGGCGTTAGTGGGGCATTGAAGTTACTACAACCACTTCTCTATTTGTTTTATATCTGAATTCATTCAATAACTTATGAATTTCATTAATAGCATCGCGCATATCTTTATTATCAGTGTAGTCTTCGACTTTCAATCTTAGATCATAAACAATCGTATTGATACCAATCGTTCGGCTATGCGAGTGCCACTTGCGATTATCGGATAGTGTAGTAGCTATCTCTTGTGCTCGTTCCACTTTCTCATCAAGAGTGACTGGTTGACCCATTTTATCAGGGTCTGTTTCATGCACATGCCAGTCCCTGAATTTGAAGTCAACAAGCCATTTTTTCAGAAGATCTTTAGAAAGCTCACGAGCTTGCTCGTATCGTCTCAAAGCAGCCAAATCCAGATTATTGATCATCATTAGCTCAGCTTGAGTAACCGTACCCTGTGCCGATTTACCGATTATTTCTTCTACTTTATCTAGGTAGCCTAACGCGGGCACCCACTTTCCATCAGCAGACTGAACTTGAGGGTCGATGGGACCGAGAGAAGAAGCGTAATCCATAAAAATTTTGTCACCAGACATGCACCATATGGTACCTGCAGACATTGCACTATCGGGTACGATAAAATATACCTCTTGATAAAAATGTCTAGTAACTTCGACCATTTTTTCAACTGATTCGACGCTTCCGCCGTTGGTATTTAGGATTATGACTAAATACTGCTTGTCTCTCAGCTTAGCTGCCTGTCCTATCACTTCAATCTGAGGTTGGTAGACAAACTTTGCCCATTCAGTCACTCCGCCATAGTAAGAGATGACATCGCAGTCAGGGAAAAAATCTTCCCTAAAACTGGTTAATTTTTGACCTATATAATCTTCAAGAGTACTTTCTAGGGATTCCATGTTTATGTTTTTCCATTAACGCCCTGGCAAATGAGGGACGCTCTGTTCTTCACGACAGATGCGAGCTATGAGTATTTTCGGTGAAAAATGGCAAAACTTTAGCCAATTTTAACCATGCAAAAACAATGAAATATGAATTCATGAGTGAAGCAAAGTTAATCTTATTCGTGGAAAAATAATGGCTTGCATTACTTTTCCATTGATTGCTTATTGTTTTTTAATATCTTTTTAACAAATCACACTTGTGAATTTCAAATACCCGAACCATCCACCCTCGGAACGTCGTCCTGATCCACATACCTGGTATGCTTCACAATGGCTGAAACGTAGTGCATCTTCTCTACGAGCTCTGGACTCAGAGTTATAGGACGGTGGTCGCTGTTAACGCTAGTGAACTGGAAATCACCGTCACGGGTTTTATTCATTATCTTAATCATGTTGTGACCGTCTTTGGTCCTTACGAAAACCTCGTCACCAATGTGGACGCAGGTGTTCGGCTCAATCACAACATACTCGCCGGACTGAATGCGGGGCCACATGCTATCCCCTTTAACCTTGAGTCCGTATGCATCCTTGTCTCCACTGTAAATGCGCAACCATCCTGCGCGAAACTCAATCATATCCACTGATCCATCAACCCCTAAGATGGCTTCGCCTACCACCGGAACATAACCGCTTCGGATAGAACCAGCAAATTCAATCTCATCGCTTTGGGTTGTATGGCCCTGAACGGCATCCATCCAGCCATTCGGCAGATTCATCGCGCTCTCAATTTTACGAGCCATTCTATCGCCAACGTTGCGAACGCCTTTGAGCATTTGGCTTAGCTGAGCCGGGCTGATGCCACACAGCTCCGCGAAACTCGCCTTTGTGGAACCGGCGTTTTTCAGATGCTCATCGATAAGGTTTTCAAGGTTGGACTTGCGGATTTCTTTATTTTCCATCCCCAGATTTTCACACCGTTTAGCAATGCGATAAATATGCAAATTGCTAAATATGCATTGCGCAATATTTAGCATAACGCTAAACTATCTTTAGCAGTAACCAACAGGAGAAGCATATGAGTAATGAACTGCTCCGCTGGCGGAAAGAGGCAACAACCGACGAATGGTGTCGCCTTGCTTCGTTGGCAAAGACTTCCGTTGGCTACCTCGATCAAATCGCTTATGGATTTCGCCGAGCCTCGTCAGAAAAGGCCTATGCAATCGAGGAAGCTACTAAGAAGTTTTCCCATCACGCACCAGTAACAAAAGAAAACCTGGTTTTTGCTCCTAAGAGGGCAAGCCACCTAAGCAGTACCCACTCTTTACCAACCTGAACCGCCAACTACGCGGTAATTCAATTGAAAAGCTTTGCGTTCATTTGCGAAACCGAATCCATAACCTGCAAAACCATAGCAGCAGGTAATTGGGAGCGAAACTACCAAAGGAAAAACAAGATGGTAGACAACATCAAAACAGCAATAAGCACGATGTGTAAGGCGCATCCCGCCGGTCGTCTCGGGATGGCTGCCGATCTCGGCATGAGCATCGACACCTTTCATAACCACATGTACCAGAAATGCGGCAGCCGCTTCTTCACGCTGGCCGAACTTGAGCGCATGGAGGATCTGTCCGGCGTCTCGATGCTGGCGGAATATGCCGCGGCGCGCGTCGGCAAATTGCTGGTGGACGTTCCGAAGCCGGAAAACATGGACAACGTGGACCTGTTCGCGATCGACATGAAAACCAGCGCGGCGAAAGGCCAACTGGCGCAGGCGCAGATTGAAGCGGCTGAGGATGGGGTAATTGACCGTCATGAACGCAAAAAGCTCTCTGAGCTGTTTCGCAGGACCATTCGCCACCAGTTCCACGGGTTCATGGGCTTTATGGCGCTGTATGGGGTTTCAGACCAGGCAGTAGAAGTATTTATGAGCACCAGAAAAGGTGACGCCCCGAGTGTGCAGCTCGAGGCGTCGGGCGCGTCTTTTCAATAGTGGAGAAACTACGCATGAACAGTTTAACAACACGTTACCGCAGGTCGCAACTTATTGCGCTGCCGGTACCGGGCGGAGCCGGTCCGGTGCAGTACCGGTATGCAGTGAGAGTATCAGGCCACTGTGTGCCCGTCAGCTACCAGCTCGCTCAGCAGATGGTAGGGGAGTTTAATCGCCAGGCGGAGGCTTTCGCGTGCAGGAACTCAACAGACGATACCGCGACTGGCGGGGAACTGAAGTCCACGTCACGGGTTACGACCCAGAAAAACGACAGGTTATCTTCCGGCGCGCTGGTTACCCGCACGACTGCATGCAGCCTGTTGAGCGGTTCCGCGAGAAGTTCAAAAGGGTGGATGCATGAGCGTTAAGTTATCAGCGTACGTGTGGGATGGCTGCGCGAGTGCCGGAATCAAAGGCACGAAGCTGCTGATCCTGGCGCGCCTGGCTGATTTCTCCAGCGATGAAGGTATCAGCTGGCCCAGCGTCGACACCATCGCGCGCCAGATTGGCGCCGGTCGCAGCACCGTAATTACCGCAGTTGGTGAGCTTGAGCGTGACGGATGGCTGACCCGTAAAGAACGCCGTCAGGGCCAGCGCAGTGGTACCAACATCTACACGCTGAACGTGCCGCGCCTGCGCCAGGCGGCTGCCGGTGCTTATTCTCAGGGTCCAGATTCTGAACATTCAGAATCTGGACGTTCAGAATCCGAAGGTTCAGAAGCTGGACGTCCAGAATCTGAACGTCCGGAAAACCGCAAAAACGGCGCTTCTCAGGGTCCAGAATCTGGACACGATCCGTCAGTAACTTCAAAACAAGAACCATCAGATAAAAAACCTTCTTGTCAGGTTGCCGGGCAACCCGACGCTGAGCAGCTGATCACCGATAAAGCGATTGCTGTGCTGAAGCATCTGAATCTGGTCACCGGCGCGCGTTACCAGAACTCGAAATCCTCACTGGAGAACATCCGGGCCCGGCTGCGCGAAGGACATTCGGTGGACGACCTGCAGCTCGTTGTCGACTACAAGCACGAGCACTGGCACGACACCGAAATGTACGACTACATGCGCCCGCAGACGCTGTTCGTCACGAGCAAGCTTGAAGGCTACCTGCTGAGCGCCACTCGCTGGAAAGAGCGTGGACGCCCGTCCCGCCAGCAGTGGAAGCAGCGCAGTGTGCAGCGTGACAACAGCGCATTTAAAGCCAGCTATGCCGGTGTTGATTACAGCCAGGTTCCGGAGGGGTTCAGATCATGAAAAACGAGAAGCTGAAACACGAGGTTTTTGAAGAGCTGGCCTGCCAGCTGGAAAGACAGAATCTGTGGCGCCGCGCCGCGCATGTTTACCTGGCTGCGTTCGATGCTTCGAAGAGTAACCGGGACCGCGAACGGCTGGCGAAGAAGCGAACCCAGTGCCTGAAGATGAGTAACCGCGTTGGTTACGTGGAAGGCCGTTGCTATCTGGCCGGTAACTATGTGGGGGAACTGTGATGCACGCGTTGAATACTTATAACCAGGCGCTGGCGGCGCTGCGCAGCAAACCGGCTCACGAACTTAAGGAAGTCGGCGATCAGTGGCGCACGCCGGACAATATTTTCTGGGGCATCAACGCCATGTTCGGCCCGCTCGTACTGGACCTGTTCTCTGATGGCGAGAACGCCAAATGTGAGGCTTATTACACCGCGGAAGATAACGCGCTGACGCAGGACTGGTCCGCGCGTCTGGCCGAGCTCAACGGCGCCGCGTTCGGCAACCCGCCGTACAGTCGCGCGTCCAGGCACGACGGGGAGTACATCACCGGCATGCGTTACATCATGCAGCACGCCAGCGAGATGCGGGAAAAAGGCGGGCGCTACGTATTCCTGATTAAAGCGGCCACCAGCGAGGTCTGGTGGCCGGAAGACGCGGATCACGTCGCCTTTATCCGTGGTCGTATCGGTTTCGATCTTCCGTCCTGGTTCGTCCCTAAAGACGAAAAGCAGATCCCGTCCGGCGCGTTTTTTGCCGGTGCCATTGTGGTATTCGATAAGACCTGGCGCGGCCCGGCAATGAGTTACATCAGCCGCAACGAGCTGGAAGCGCGCGGCGATGCATTTATTGCACAAATACGCCGTCAGGCTGAACGTCTGCTGATGAGTAACCGCCTGGAACCCGATGAGGATGAAACAGATCTGCATTCAGAAACTGAGCCGCAACTGCAGGCTGCTGAAACAGAGTTGCCACTGACAGCAGCCGACATCCTGGAACGAAGCGGCGTTGAGGCATGGGCCTGTGCATGCGCGGCGTTCGGCAGCAAAGAGGCGTATGCCTTCCATGAATCCCGCTTTGCTCACAGCTGGGCTGCCGATTCTGTGGAAAGCCCGATGCTGGTGACGGTGACCGCAGACGTCATTTCGCGCGCGCAGTCGCTGATTAAAGAGCACATCAACGGTGTGAAACTGCGGGCGTTCATGGCCCTCAATGATTTTGTCTTTCAGGACGATCCGGAGCGGAAAGACATGCACGAACGGCTCGCGACAGTCGCTCGCGAAGCTGAAGAGCAGCATGGTCTGGCGATGGATGAGTTTCTGCTGGTTGTCGGGTCAATTGACACCGCGCACTGGCGGAATATCCGACAGCTTCGGGCCTCAGTTCGTGAAATGGCCGGGGCGCGGGAGAAAGCGGCATGAATTCCACCTCTGCTTTGACCGCCCGCCAGCAGGAGGTGCTGAATATGCTCGCGGATTTCCAGAGACGAAACGGTTACCCGCCGACACAGAAAGAAGTGGCCCAGCTTATGGGGGCCGCTTCACCCAACGCTGCGACCGATATGCTGCGTATGCTGGAGAAGAAAGGTGCCATATCGTTATCAAAAGGTGTCGCCCGCGGCATCACCATCAACGGCATTGCCAAAGAAGATGAAGCGGTTTCTCTGCTGCGTGCGATGGTAGAAGGTGAAGCCAAATCGCGCGATCGCGCGGTGGCTTTCCTGAAAGCGCGGGGTGCCATTGCATGAAGCTGACCCTGCCTTTTCCTCCCAGCGTTAACAGCTACTGGCGCGCCCCGACTAAGGGGCCGCTAAAAGGCCGTCACCTTGTCAGCGCCGACGGGCGCAAATATCAGAGCAATGCCGCAGCGGCCGTTGTTGAGCAACTGCGGCGCATACCCAGGCCTGTCACCAGCCTGCTGGCGGTGGAGGTGGTGCTTTATCCGCCTGACCGGAAACGCCGCGATCTGGATAACTATCTGAAGGCACTTTTCGATGCGCTGACGCTGGCCCATGTCTGGGAGGACGACAGCCAGGTGAAAAAGATGCTGGTGGAATGGGGCCCGGTAACCAGCAAAGGGAAGGTGGAAATAACGATCAGTAACTTTGTGGCGGGTGCAGCCGCCTGACAGATGGAGAAACCTATGAACCAGACACACCCGATTTCATTTTGCCCCAGGCATCATGCGGCGCTGGCAGGTCAGGAGCTTTTTATGTCCAGCCGGGAAATAGCCTCGCTTGTAGGTTCACGTCATACCGACGTATGCACCGCCATTGAGCGGTTAATAAAGAAGAGCGTCATTGATGGGTATACGGCATTGCCGTACACCCATCCGCAGAACAGGCAGGAATACCATCACTACCTGGTTAACAAGCGTGACAGCTATGTCATCGTGGCGCAGCTATGCCCGGAGTTTACCGCGCGTCTGGTTGATCGCTGGCAGGAACTGGAAAGCGGGCAGCAGATGAGCGTGCCGCGGTCGCTACCGGAGGCACTGCGCCTTGCTGCGGATCTGGCCGAGCAAAAGGAAAGACTTACACAGGAACTCGCCGCCGCGGCGCCAAAGGTGGAGTTTGTGGATCGCTACTGCTCCGCCAGCGGTTCGCTCTCATTCCGTCAGGTGGCAAAGCTGTTAAAAGCCAAAGAGACGGATTTCCGCCTGTTCCTGATCGATAACGAGATTATGTACCGCCTCGGCGGGGTGCTGACGCCGCGCCACCAGCATATTGATGCCGGACGGTTCGAGGTGAAAACGGGCACCTCCACGACATCCAACCACGCGTTCAGCCAGGCGCGTTTCACAGCGAAGGGTGTTAAGTGGATCGGCGGGCTGTGGGCCGAGCATGTGGCGAAGGGGAGCGCAGCGTGAGAGCTCTGTTAACACCGGAAATAGCGCGCGGAATGGGTATCGTGCTGCTGCGCCCCGGCGCTGAACTGATGCCCATATTTGCTAACGGGCGCGTGCTGGTGGAGGTTCAGCCAGAAAGCATGTCACGGTTCCCGAGCGGCGCGGTGCCGCCGGCGCACCAGCCCCTGGCCGATGACGAAGGTCTGCAGGTCTTCTTTACTGATGAGCGGGTGATCCGGGCTGCCGGTGGCATCAATGCTCTGGAGCACTGGCTGATGAAGCAGCAGGGCGGCTGCCAGTGGCCGCACAGTGAATACCATCACCATGAGCTGACCACGATGCGGCATGAGCCCGGCGCGCTGCGTCTGTGCTGGCACTGTGATAATCAGCTGGCCGAACATTTTACTGAGCGTCTGTCAGCAATTGCCCGTTCCAATGTGATAGCCTGGATAATCAGCGTCGCGCGCGGTGCCCTTGCCTTTGACGATGCCCACGAGCTGACTCTGCCGGAGTTGTGCTGGTGGGCTGTCAGGATGGATATCACTGATGCGCTGCCGGACAGTGTGGCGCGCCGCGCGCTGCGCCTTCCGCCTTTGCCAGTGCAGGGCGTGTCGCGTGAAAGCGATATTGTGCCGGGGCCATCGGCGGCTGAAATGGTGCAGACGAAAGCGCAGCGTGCTTGCGCCGTGAAGACGCGGATGAACTGCGACAAGCCGCAGGAGCAACAGACACAGGTGGTTGCGCTGATGATTGACCCTGAGTCGCCGGAAAGTTACATGCTCCGGCCAAAGCGCCGCCGCTGGGAAAACGAGAAATATACCCGCTGGGTTAAGCAGCAGCCTTGCGCATGCTGCAACCAGCGGGCAGACGATCCCCATCACCTGATCGGCCACGGGCAGGGCGGGATGGGTACCAAAGCCCATGACCTTTTCGTATTGCCTTTGTGCAGAAGGCATCACGACGAGCTCCATCGGGACACCGTGGCATTCGAAGAAAAATATGGCTCACAGCTGGAGCTTATTTTTCGTTTTTTAGACCGCGCGCTCGCGATCGGCGTGCTGTCATAAGTGGAGTGGAGACCACACATGAACCTCGAAGCCTTACCTAAGTTCTATTCCCCGAAATCACCGAAACTCGATGATGAGACACCTGCCACCGGCAGCGCCGCGCTGACCATCTCGGATGTAATGGCTGCACAGGGTCTCGTCCAGTCTAAGGCGGCGCTGGGGTTCAACCTCTTCCTCGCCAAAATGGGCATTCAGGATCCGCAGCCCGCTATTGATGGCCTGGTTAAATATGCGCTCGCGCTAAATAACGGCGTAATGAAAAAACTTGGTGAGCGCGCACGCGCGGAAATGGCCCTTTGTCTGGCTCAGTTCGCCTACAGCGACTATGCGCGCTCGGCAGCCAGCAACTGCGAATGCCATCACTGTGAAGGAAAAGGGGTTAAGCGCGTGCGTCGGGAGGTGGTGAAGCATCCTGGCGTGAAAGGCGTGGATGCGACAATTCGCGTAGAGGAAGTGGAAGAACTCTGTAAGCACTGCGGTGGGAAGGGAGTTATCAGTACGGCCTGCCGGGACTGCTCGGGACGGGGAATGGCGCTTGACCGTAAGCGTACCGAGTTACACGGCGTGCCGGTGCAAAAGCTGTGTGAACGATGTGGTGGTAAAGGGTTTGCACGTCTTCCCACCACTCTGGCGCGCCGTCAGGTGCAGGTTCTGGTGCCTGATATGACCGATTACCAGTGGTACAGCGGGTTTGCTGACGTTATTAATCTGCTGGTGACGAAATGCTGGCAGGAAGAAGCATTCGCGGAAAAAATGCTGCGCGATGTCACACGTTAGAATCCTGATTAAACATTTTGGCGACACGATGCTTGCTAAATTCAAAAAAATTGGGTAGGATTTCTCTAACGATGGGCGTTGTGTATCCACCGTTCCGAATCCGCTTATCGTAGCGGGTTTTTTATATGACCTGTCTGTTCCTTTAACTGGTAATAAATTTCCAAAGTGTCATGGCAAACCTGTACGCAGGTACCTACGCTGTAAAGGTACTCGTGAGATAAGGATGCCTATGCTGTGGATTGAACAAGGTCTTTATATCAGGATTCAGGAACTCGATAACGGACCCACACCAATGCCGTTAAAGAGCGGGTTTAATATGGAAACGGCTTATCGGGTGCTGGGTTGTTTTAACCCATCTGAAACGTCAGATGCATATTACATACTGGCTAATGATCGGGATGAAACGTGGTTTATATGTAATCGACATGTTCGCGTTGTATGTGTGGATAATAAACGGAAAGAATTCCGTTACCCGATCTCTGTCCTGAACCTTCACTGAAAAAATAAAGCAAAACTCAAACTGGCTGCCTGCGGGCGGCCTTTTTCATTTCCCCTCGCTCAGAGAGGATGCACAGCAATAGAGGGGGATACATGTCCGATCCGGTTTCGGGAACTGTCGCAGCAGGTGCTGCGCTTACTGGTGCAAGTATCTATGGACTGCTGACCGGCACAGATTATGGCGTAATTTTTGGCGCGTTTGCCGGCGCGGTCTTTTATGTTGCCACCGCGGCAGACCTGACCCTGATCCGGCGCGCGGCCTATTTCGTTGTTTCTTACATCGCTGGCGTTTACGGTGCCGGGCTGGTGGGCTCCAAACTTGCCAGCTGGACGGAATACAGCGACAAGCCGCTTGATGCACTGGGGGCCGTTATCCTCTCTGCGCTGACGATTAAAATCCTGACGTTCGCCAGCCAGCAAGACCCCGCGCAGTGGTTCCAGCGGTGGAGAGGAGGAGCCAATGGTAATAAGTGATCCGCTGGTACTGACCAACGTGGCGACGTGCTCGGCCATTGTGCTGAGGCTGATGCTATTCCGTAAGCCAGGTGCCCGTCATCGCTGGTGGGCATCGTGGCTGGCATACCTGATTATCCTGGCGTATGCGTCCGTACCGTTCCGCTACTTCTTCGACTTTTACGTCCACACACACTGGGCGTCGGTCATCATCAACTTAATCATTTGCGCCGCCGTGTTCCGTGCCCGGGGCAACGTGGCGCGCCTGTTTCAGATACTGAGGCCAGAATGAACCAACAACAATTTCAGCAGGCGGCTGGTTTAAGCGCCGGCTTAACTGCGCGCTGGTTCCCGCACATTGATGCGGCGATGCGCGAGTTCGGCATCACTGCGCCGGTCGATCAGGCAATGTTCATCGCGCAGGTCGGTCATGAAAGCACCGGATTTACCAGGCTGGAGGAGAGCTTCAACTACAGCATCGCAGGGCTGAAGGGTTTTGTCCGGGCTGGCCGTTTAACTCAGGATCAGGCCAACATACTAGGCCGCCGCACGTATGAAAAGGTGCTGCCCCTTGAGCGTCAGCGCGCGATCGCCAATCTGGTTTACAGCAAGCGCCTCGGTAATAACGCCCCGGGTGATGGCTGGAAATATCGCGGACGCGGCTTAATCCAGATTACCGGGCTCGAGAATTACCGCGACTGCGGAGCCGCGTTGAAACTCGACCTTGTGAGCACGCCGGAACTGTTTTCCGAAGACGCCACCGCAGCGCGCTCTGCAGCATGGTTCTATACCAGCAAAGGCTGCCTTAAATATCCGGGCGATGTGCTGCGCGTTACGCAGATTATTAATGGCGGGCAGAACGGGCTGGAAGACCGCCGGGAGCGATACATACGTGCAACCGAGGCGCTGTTATGAAACTACGTTACGCCTTCTTGACGCTGGCAGTGTCGTTATCATTAACGGCAGCAATTTCCTGGCGTTCCGGCTGGTATGCCCATGCGGATCATATCAACGCCCTGGCCGCCAAAAAGAAAGACAAAGCTGATAAAGCGATTCAGCCGATCGAGCAGAAGGCCGCCCAGGCCAGCGACGAAGGCCGCATCATCTACCGAACCATAACCCGCGACGTGGTGAAATATGTTCAAGACCCGAATCGTACCCGCTGTGATTTTGATGATGAGTCTGTCCGGCTGCGTCAGCGTGCCATCGACGCTGCCAACTCCATCAGCGGATTTGATGCAGGAGCCGTGCAAGGGAAGTGATGCCGGTTCAGACAGTGATGCAGATCTTCAATCGGACATTGAGACGGCGGAATGTCTGCGTCAGTTGCGGCTTGATAAGTATCGTTGGCAATCATGGTACAACTCACTGAGATAATGGAATCATCAGGAAAATTTAACCTGTCTTTCTTGGTTTTCTGTTAAAAAACTTTTTTAAAGAGCGGAATAATGAACTGCAAACACATGTTTTTTACACTGGCTTAAGCTTGCACACGCTACTTTCTGATAAAAATAGGCCATTTACGATATATTGATTGCTATTTTCAATCAATCCTTATTATTTGATAGGTAAAAGTGATTTTGTGTTAACATAAAATTAACTTCGATGATTCTGCCAACACCAGATTAAATTATTGAAGCCAGCTTACTTTGCCGAACTCTAACATTTTCAGATGGTACCCTGATGTTATCGTTTTTATGCTCAGATAAGCGATACACAAAGGCCACGCTTTTGCGTGGCCTTTCCTTTTTGATGGGTTTACCACAAAGCCTGTGTGCCAGGAAGATTTATGAATGATGTCATGTTGTTCGGCGATGGTTGGTCTGGTGAAGTTGTAAAAATAGCTACTCGGTCAAGGGGAGCTAATCCTATATTTGTGAAACGCGAATCCGGAACAATAACCTTTTTCATAACTACATATATATCTGCTAGGGGAGTGCCTTATCTTATCGGCGTCTCTGACTTAGAACCTTCTCAGGACGAAATTGAAAAGGCCATCGAAAGTTATTCACCGGAGGCCACTACTTTCCCGAAATACTGATGCCTTTCAAGGTCTTTGTCGTTCGATAGTGAAGTAATGAGACATAAAAGTCTCGTTACATCAGGATCAGGCTGTCCTGTATCAAGAATTCCTGCAATCGGTGTATCGCGTTGAAGTGAATTAGCAAAACGGCCGTTTCAGATTAGGAATTGTTAATTTCTAGACCCTTTTAAGTGAGTCATGTCACATAATTATGAGTATCTTTAACCCAATTTAATCGTGAATTAAAACTGGCTAAAGATGACGTTGAGGATATGCAATACCCTCAGCGCGACGTGGCTGCTGGCCGTAAGCGGTTGCAGCTCAACGCTACCTGTCCCGCGAACGGAGCGTTCGGCACCAGCGGCGTGGGGTATGCTTCCACCGCCCGACTTACAGACTCCGCTCAACGGGATATTTCACCCTCCGAGAGCGGATCGGCGCAGTAACGAAGCAAGTCGGTTACTTGCAGGACTACATCAAAACCCAATGTTTGAAGTAGTGATACGCGTTGACGATTACGTAAAATAAAACAGCGGCTTACAACTATTTAATGTTGTGCTGTACTGGTTCCTCACCCATTGAGGAGTCGAAGAATGCAACAATCTAAGTTAGCTGTTTATTTTGACCTCACAGACGATCAACTTGATGAAATGGGATTGGATGAAAATATCATCCATGAAAATTCTGGGAACTCATGAGAAATGGCGTATTCGTACTACTTCAATGTTCCTGAAAGTATCCCTCAAGATATTCTAAAGAATAAAGGTTGGAAAATAGGCGAGAGAATTGAATTACCGCTTAGCTTATTTAATGAACCCGACGAGTCTGCGTACGAAACTGAAAGTCGGGAAACAGCTTTAGAGCAAGCACTTATTGCTGTTATCGGAGCTTATCGCAACGTTGGCGGCGCCTTGAAAAGTTTGACACAACAAGCTCAAGCACTGCTCTTGGACCATAGCGAATATCGCATAGTTGATCACCCTTACGATTCCCAAACTTGCGCAGAAATAGAAAAAGCAGTCAATTACAAAAAGTAACTGATCAAATACTTCAAAAGTTGAACATAGCCCCGTACCTACGGGGTTTTTGACGCGTTCCGAACGCTCACCAGAGAATTTCATTTCAGTTGCGACCTGAAACGAGTTGCCGAATTAAGTGAAAGCAATTATTCCAATAGTTGTATGGCGCCATAACCCCTGCGGTGGCAGTATATAAACTTATTGGGCTGGCGTATGGTTATACAACCCGCAGTAAAGGGCAAGTAATGATCGGCAGTTTTGAGGCTGTTATAGGGGGTCGTTATGCTGGTCGCTTTGTTGTTTGGGACGCTGTATGTTGGGCGCAGCCATGAAAACCATACCGCAGGCCAATGCCAAAGATCGAGAGGCCGAAAAAATGTTAGAAGCAGCCGATGAGGCAGCGAATCGCCGCGTGGAAGTGACCTAAGAGACCAGTGATGTGCAGCTGACTGTTACTCATATGCTTAATATCAATCCAGGCTATGAACTGCATTACTCATGGAACTGTCCCGTCAGTAACTGATAACGCCTGTGATTGGGTAAAGCCAATCGTTCTGCCGCTCACGACAATGTTGTCGTGGATGTGAAGACGAAACGCTAGTGCGAGCGCAAAGCAAAACTTCGGATTCAGACTGAAGCTTATTCAAGTAGAAAGTATAAGGATTCAAATGATAAGATGCACTTTCTACTAGGTTTCGAGGTGAACGTGTCATCTATCAATCACATTAAGAACCCGTTAACGATAGTGGGAATTTTTGCTGGGATTGTCGAGATATCGGCGAACTTGGTTCTCCCTTTTTTGGACAAAGAAAACCAGGTGACTTATGTTTGGTTTCTGATGTTATTCCCAACGCTATTGGTAATCATGTTTTTTGCTACGCTAAACTGGAACCATGGCGTGTTATACGCTCCCAGCGATTATCAAAACGATGCTGCTTTTGTACAGATATATGCAAGACAAAAAATGCAAATCGACGATAACGTTGTGGAAGGCGACTCATCTGTAGTTGTTACGGTGGCAGAATGATGGAAGTGAATGGCGGCACTATGACCAATACCAGGGTAATACTGGACGGTGTTAAATACACAAATGTCACCTTTACTAATTGCACCATGGTTTTTAGTGGTGCAGATACGGGGAAGGACATGGGGTTGATTGGCTGCAAATTTATAAATTGTAAGTGGCATTTTGAAGGAGCAGCAGGTCATACCATAAACTTTTTAAATTCATTAACTAAAGCTATGGGAAAACCAGGGGAAGCCCTCCTTAAAAATACCTTTCAAATTCTAAAGTAATTTATTAAAAACAGTCACGCAATCGCGGGGTTGTTTTATGCGTATCGCAAGCGCACTAAAGAAAATTTTCGGCTTGAGCCACTAGCATTTGCTGGTGGCTTTTTTATTGGAGCACCCGTATGCCATCCGCTATTCCTCGCGCTTGTCGCAAGCGTGGATGCCCCGGAACTACAACAGACCGTTCAGGCTTCTGCGAGGCGCACCGTAATGAAGGCTGGCAGCAGTACCAGCGAGGACAGAGCCGCCACCAGCGTGGCTACGGCAGTAAGTGGGATATCATCCGTGTCCGCATACTTAAGCGAGACAGGTACATCTGCCAGGAATGTCTGCGCAATGGCAGGCCACGCCCGGCTGAAACCGTCGACCATATCATCCCGAAAGCTCATGGCGGCACAGACAACGACAGCAACCTTCAGGCGCTGTGCTGGCCATGCCATAAACGTAAAACCAGCAGAGAAAATACCAAAAATTGATAGTTTTCTTTTTTTAGCAATTGAACAACGATTCTCTTTCATCTGCTAAAACAGGAGAAAAGTATGTCTTTCCAAAAAGGCGAAGCCTCGGCCTTTATGACTCGTATGGTTAACAATACGGCCAGCTATGTAACTTTAATTGCTGCCATGACATTTATTGTCATTATGGCCGATAAGAAAGGCTATCCCGGAGTGGGAGTGCCCATGGCCATAATTTATGGGCTATGTGCAATAGCTCTTCTTGCATATTGGATTAAAAATGTCATGGATGAATGCAGAAAATTTAGAGTTGATAAGGAAGGGTTTTGGGCTGGTTTACATGTATCCATCATTGGTTTAGTTACCGTATTAGGTTGTTCTGGCGCAGTCATCGTCACCATATATACGCTTACTGAAACCCTGTAAGTCGGAGATAGGGCGGGGCAAAAGTTCAGGGCCCTGCCCGCTAAGGACCGCCGCCTAACCCTTTTTCACACCGCCGCAGGTTAGAAAACTTTTTTATGGGGTCCCCCACTCGATGATTAATAGGAGTTTTCGATTATGTCCGGACCACCGAAAACCCCGACCCATCTGCGTTTGGTGAGGGGTAACCCATCAAAACGCCCGATCAATAAAAACGAGCCACAACCCCCTGCAGGGGTACCCCCAACTCCTAAGCATTTCGACAAACAGGCGAAGTACTGGTTTAAGCGAATGGCCGAAGAGCTGGATGCCGTTGGCGTCATTTCCCAGCTGGACGCCCGCGCGCTCGAATTACTGGTTGAGGCTTATACCGAGTACCGCCACCACTGCGATACGCTGGAAATCGAGGGGTATACATACCGCACTGAAACGCAGACGGGGGATGTACTGATTAAGGCGCATCCGGCAGCAATGATGAAGGCAGATGCCTGGAAGCGGCTGCGCGCCATGCTGGCAGAGTTCGGGATGACGCCAGCCAGCCGGTCGAAGGTCAGCGCCAAGACGCCGGACGCGGTTGATCCGCTGGCTGAGTTCATGAAAGCGAGGGATTAATGGCTAAGGTTGCCGATGGTATCCGCTACGCCGAACGCGTCGTGGCGGGGGAGATTATTGCCTGTGAATACGTCCGGCTGGCCTGCCAGCGTTTTCTGGACGATCTGCAAAACGGCGAGGCGCGGGGTATTTTTTTCAGCGAGCCCCGCGCCCAGCACATCCTGAATTTTTATAAGTTCATCCCGCATGTGAAAGGCGCCCAGGCCGGGCAGCCGATCGCCCTGATGGACTGGCATGTTTTCATTCTTATCAATATTTACGGTTTCGTTATTCCGCTGGTTGATGAGGAAACCGGCGGGGTGGTGCTGCGGAATGATGGCAGTGGCCGCCCGGTAATGGTGCGGCGGTTCCGTACTGCTTACAACGAGGTGGCGCGTAAGAACGCCAAATCCACACTCTCTTCCGGGGTTGGCCTGTACATGACGGGCGCGGATGGCGAAGGTGGGGCCGAGGTCTACTCTGCGGCCACAACCCGCGATCAGGCGCGCATCGTTTTCGAAGATGCCAAAAATATGGTGAAAAAAGCGAAATCGACGCTTGGGCGCCTGTTCGAGTTCAACAAGCTGGCTATCTATCAGGAGCAAAGTGCCTCTAAATTTGAGCCGCTTTCCAGTGACGCTAACAACCTGGACGGCCTGAATATTCACTGCGGCATTGTTGACGAGCTGCACGCTCATAAAACCCGTGACGTATGGGACGTTCTGGAGACGGCGACCGGTGCGCGCCTGCAGTCCCTGCTGTTTGGTATCACCACTGCGGGCTTTAACAAAGAAGGCATCTGCTACGAGTTGCGCGATTACGCCATTAAGGTGCTACGCGGTTTTAACAGTGAGGTGGAAGGTGCCGTTAAGGACGATACCTTTTTCGCCATCATCTACACGCTGGACGACGGCGACGATCCGTTCGACGAAACGGTCTGGCAAAAGGCGAATCCCGGACTGGGGATCTGCAAGCGCTGGGACGATTTACGCCGCCTTGCGAAGAAAGCAAAAGAGCAGGTATCAGCACGCGTTAATTTCTTCACTAAACATATGAATATCTGGGTGACGGCGGAGTCCTCCTGGATGGACATGCTGAAGTGGGAAAAATGCGAATTTATCGCGCCGGCGCATGAGCTGAAAACTTACCCGCTGTGGGTCGGCGTCGACCTGGCGAACAAAATTGATATCTGTGCTGCGGTAAAAGCCTGGCGATCGCCTGATGGTCACGTTCACGCCGACTTTAAATTCTGGCTGCCCGAGGGGCGGCTGGAAAAATGTTCGCGGCAGATGGCCGAGCTCTACCGGAAATGGGCTGAGCTCGACAAACTTATCCTGACGGATGGCGACGTTATCGATCATGCGCAGATCAAAGAAGAGCTGCAGCAGTGGGTCAGCGGGGAAAGTCTAAAAGAAATAGGCTTCGATCCGTGGAGCGCGACGCAGTTCAGTCTGGCGCTTGCTGAAGAGGGTTTACCCCTTGTGGAAGTGCCGCAGACGGTGCGCAATTTCTCCGAGGCCATGAAAGAGGTTGAGGCGCTGGTTTACGGCGGCCGGTTTCACCACAGCAATCACCCCGTGATGAACTGGATGATGTCGAACGTCACGGTGAAGCCGGATCGTAACGACAACATCTTTCCCAACAAATCGACACCTGAGGCCAAGATTGATGGTCCGGCTGCGCTGTTCACCGCGATGAGTCGTCTGCTCGTTAACGGTGGCAATGACCAGCAGGATCTGAGCGGCTTCTTTGATAATCCCATCATGGTAGGTTTCTGATGAAGAAAAATAAGCAGCCAGGCAGGGTGAAAAGCGCCCTGCTTAACTGGCTGGGCGTCCCCATCAGCCTGACCAACGGGACGTTCTGGCAGGAATGGTACGGTACGAGCAGCAGCGGGAAGGTGGTCACCGCGGATAAGGCTATCCAGCTGTCAGCAGTCTGGGCCTGCGTCCGGCTGCTGAGCGAGTCAATATCAACGCTACCGCTGAAGATTTACGAGCGGCAGCCTGACGGCTCGCGCAGGCTGGCCCAACAGAATCAGGTTTACCAGGTACTTTGTCGCCGTCCGAATCTGGAGATGACACCATCGCGGTTTATGCTGATGCTGGTGGCGAGTATCTGTCTTCGTGGAAACGCCTTCGTGGAGAAGCTGTTTATCGGCAACAAACTGGTCTCGCTGGTGCCGTTGCTTCCCCAGAATATGGTGGTTAAACGCCTCGATACCGGCCGGCTTGAGTACACCTACACCGAGAACGGTACTGCGCGTGTCATTGCGGAAAGAAACCTGATGCACATTCGCGGCTTCGGTCTTGACGGGGTCTGCGGCATGATGCCGCTGAGTTCCGGGCGCGATGTGATCGGTGCCGCAATGGCGGTCGAAGAGTCGGCTGCCAAAATATTTGAGAACGGTCTGCAGAGTTCGGGTTTTCTCTCAGCAGATATGCCGCTGGATAAAGAGCAACGCGAACGGCTGCGCAGCTACATGGCACAGTTCACCAGTTCAAAGAATGCCGGGAAAATCATGGTGCTTGAAGGCGGTCTGAAATATCAGAACGTCACGATGAATCCGGAAGCGGCCCAGATGCTGGAGACGCGCTCTTTTGGCATTGAGGAAATCTGCCGCTGGTTCCGCGTGCCGCCGTTTATGGTCGGGCATACCTCAAAGCAGAGCAGCTGGGCATCAAGCCTGGAGGGGATGAACCTGCAGTTTCTGACCCACACGCTGCGCCCGCTGCTGGTCAATATTGAGCAGGAGATTTCCCGCTGTCTGCTGAATGGTGAAGAGGATATCTTTGCCGAGTTTTCTGTCGAGGGGCTGCTTCGTGCCGACAGCGCAGGTCGCGCCGCCTACTATACCAGCGCGCTGCAGAACGGCTGGATGTCACGCAACGATGTGCGCCGGCTGGAAAATCTGCCTCCCATTGAGGGTGGAGATATTTACACGGTGCAGCTGAACCTGACGCCGCTTGAGGACCTTAAAAAGAACAGCCCGGCAGCGCAGGCCGCCGCGATTCGTCAGCTTCACAGTCACGTTTTCCCCGACATTCCCTTCGAACAGTCCCCGCTGAAGCAGGCGGCATAGGAGCATCCATGACCATTAAAAGCCTTCCGGCGGCGCCGGAGGGGCGACCTTTTGCGCGCGAAAAACCAGACCTGCCTGCTGCGGCGATGGAACGCTGGAACGGGAGCATCCGTGCGGCGCGCGACGGTGATAACAGTATCTCGATTTTTGACGTGATCGGCGCAGATTACTGGGGCGAGGGCGTCACCGCGAGCCGTATCGCCGGTGCGCTTCGTTCGCTTAATGGCGCAGACGTTACGGTCAACATCAACAGCCCCGGCGGCGACATGTTCGAAGGGCTGGCGATTTACAACCTGCTTCGTGAGTACGACGGCAAAGTCACCGTGAAAGTGCTGGGGCTGGCGGCCTCTGCGGCGTCGATTATCGCAATGGCAGGCGATGAAGTGCAGATAGGCCGCGGCGCGTTCCTCATGATCCACAACTGCTGGGTCTGTGCGATGGGCAACCGTCACGACCTGGCGCAGATTGCCACTGACATGGCGCCGTTTGATAAAGCCATGAGCGATATCTACCAGGCGCGCAGCGGCCTCGACGCCGCCACCGTCGACAAAATGATGGACGGTGAAACCTATATTGGCGGCAGCGAAGCCGTGGAAAAGGGCTTTGCTGACAGCCTGCTGTCTGCTGATGAAATCGCCGACGACGAGGAAAGCCCAGCCGCCGCGCTGCGCAAGCTTGATGCGTTACTGGCGAAAGCAAACACGCCACGGTCTGAACGCCGAAAACTGCTTAAAGCCTTATCGGGCAGCATGCCGGGCGCTGCTGCCACCCCTGACGGTACGCCGAGCGCTGCCACCATCGAAAAAGAAACCATTGACCGTCTGGAAGCCGCTATTAGCGGACTGAAAGCGGCTGCCCAGTAAATACGGAGAAGTTATGTCTGAAGTAAACGAGATCCTGAAAAAAGTCAGCGCCAGCATTGAAGAGGCCACCGGCAAATTCAACGCCAAAGCAGAAGAGGCGCTGAAAGAAGCCCAGAAAACCGGCAAGTTGTCGGCAGAAACTAAAGAAACCGTCGACAAAATGGCCTCAGAGTTTAACGCCCTGAAAGAGGCGGAAAAGACGCTCAAGGCCGCGCTCGGCGAGCTGGAGCAGCAGGTCGCTCAGATGCCTCTGGCGAATGCAGCAAAAGTGGTCGAAACCGTCGGTCAGACCGTTATCAGCAGCGAAGCACTTAAAGCGTTCGCCGCCAGCGTTGAGGGTGGCAAGCGCGTGAGCGTGCCGGTCAATGCTGCACTGATATCAACTGACGTGCCAACCGGTGTGGTAGAGCCGCAACGCCTGCCGGGTATCGACACCGCGCCGAAGCAGCGCCTGTTCATCCGCGACCTGATCGCTCCGGGCCGTACCGCTGCACCGGCAATCTTCTGGGTACAGCAGACGGGTTTCACCAATGCCGCAAAAGTGGTACCGGAAGGCACCACCAAGCCGTACAGCGATATCCAGTTCGCCACGCAGATCACGCCAGTGACCACCATTGCGCACATGTTCAAAGCGTCCAAGCAGATCCTGGACGACTTCGCGCAGCTGCAGTCCACGATTGATGCGGAAATGCGATATGGCCTGAAGTATGTCGAAGAGCAGGAAATCCTGTTTGGCGACGGCACCGGCGCGCATCTGAAAGGCATCGTGCCGCAGGCGTCCGCCTTCAGCGCCGCGTTTGAAGTCGAGAAACAGAACGGAATTGACGTGCTTCGGCTGGCGATGCTGCAGGCACAGCTGGCGCGCTTCCCGGCGTCCGGCCATGTTCTGCACTTCATCGACTGGGCGAAGATTGAACTCACCAAAGACAGCCTGGGCCGCTACATCCTGGCGAATCCGGCGGCGCTGAGCGGGCCGACCCTATGGGGCCTGCCGGTGGTGGCGACCGAAACGGCAGCGTTCCAGGGCAAGTTCCTGACCGGTGCTTTCAACGCGGCGGCGCAGCTCTTCGACCGTGAAGACGCCAACGTGGTGATCTCCACTGAAAACGCCGATGACTTCGAGAAGAACATGATCTCGATTCGTTGTGAAGAGCGCCTTGCGCTGGCGGTGAAACGCCCGGAGGCGTTCATCTATGGTGCGTTTACTGCGCCTGCCGCCGGTGGCGGTGCGTAATTCTTAACAGCGGCTCCCGGGCCGCTTTTCTTTTCCCTGAAGGAGAACGTCATGAAGCTGATCGCTATCAAGCCCATTTACTTTGAAGGCAATGTGCTGACTGAAGGTGCCGAGTTCGAAACGCTCGATCAGCACGGTCGCGAGCTTGTGAAGCGCGGTTACGCAGAAGAGCCCGGCCAGAAAAAGGCTGATTCCGAAAAAGACCCCGATCCGAAAGGAAAGGGCAAGGCCAAATAAGGGGCGCAAATGCTGACCAAAGAGCAGGTTAAGCATCACTGCAATATCGAGCCGGATTTTACAGAGGACGACAACTGGATCGAAAACAGCATAAAGGCGGCTGCGCGGTATGTGGAAACGTGGACCCGCCGCCGGCTTTATGATTCACCTGAAGATCCAGGCTACCTTTCCGACCCTGACCACATGCTTTACAGCGCTGATATTGAAATGGCGATGCTGATGCTTATCGGGCACTGGTACGCGAACCGTGAAGCGGTCAACGTGGGTAACGTTACGTCTGCTCTGGCCTTCTCCACCGAAGCACTGCTTCAACCTTACCGGGTGTATGGCGTATGAAAGCAGGAAGACTACGGCACAGGGTAAGCCTGCAAAAACCAGCGACCGGGCGGCTACCGTCCGGGCAACCGGCAACAGGATGGATTGATGTTGCTTCGGTACGCGCAGAAGTCGCAGATGTATCGGGACGGGAGATGATGGATGGTGGCGCAGAGCTGAGCAGCACCACTACCCGAATCTGGATGCGGCAGTATCCGGGTATTCCGGTAACGACAGGCTGGCGCGCCGTTCACCTGCCGCCTACCGGCAAAGGTGAAATATACGATATCAGTTCGGTTATCTCTGCGGAAAACGGCACCAGACTTGAACTGCTCTGCGAGAAGGGGGTGAAGCAGTGATATCGACGAATCTTGATTTTTCCGGACTGGCCGGCATTGCAAAGGATCTGGAAACACTCAGCCGCGCAGAAAATAACAAGGTATTACGTGACGCGACGCGTGCGGGTGCTGAAGTTCTGAAGGATGAGGTCGAAAAGAGGGCCCCCGTCAAAACTGGCAAGCTGAAGAAAAATGTTGTGGTCGTGACGCAGAAAGCGCGTCGCCGCGGCGACATTTCATCAGGGGTACATATCCGCGGCGTCAATCCGGTCACAGGTAACAGTGACAGCACCATGAAGGCCAGCAATCCGCGTAACGCATTTTACTGGCGCTTCGTTGAGCTTGGCACATCAGCTATGCCTGCGCACCCTTTTGTGCGTCCGGCCTTCGATACCCGCCATGAAGAGGCCACGCAGGTGGCGTTGCAGCGGATGAATCAGGCGATCGATGAGGTGCTGGCGAAGTGACGGAGGCTGATATTTACGCGCGACTCAGTACACTGGCAGGCGGCAATGTTTTCCCGTATGTCGCTCCTCAGGGCACAGCAGCCCCGTGGGTGGTTTTTCTTCTGCCCTCGTCTGCCAGCGAGGATGTTTTATGCGGACCGGCAGAAACCGACTGCACGGTTCAGGTAGATGCCTGGGCCAGCTCGATTGACGACGCCCGCGCGTTGCGCGAGCAGGTTAAATCTGCTCTCGCTGATCTGCATCCTGTTGGTCTGAACGAGATTAATGGTTACGAGCCCGATACTGCGCTGTACCGCGCCACGCTCGAAGTTCAGATCTGGCAATAATCCACTCTGCCGCCTCCGGGCGGCTTTTTTATATCCGGAGCTCTCTATGTCCTCAAAATACGAAAAAACGCAGGGAACGAAAATTAACGTTTCCGCCGATCCGGCAACGGTGCCTAACCCCACCGGTGCGACCTGGCAGTCCATTAACTGTTCGACCAAAGAACTCAGCTATACCGGCGGGCAGAAATCGGATATCGACACCACCACACTTTGCTCCACCGAGCAGGAGATGACGAATGGCCTGGCTGCGCCCGGGGAAATGACGGTTTCCGGTAACTGGTCAGCCGATGAAGAAGGTCAGAACACGCTTCGCGCCGCCTACGATACCGATGCACTGCATGCGTTTCAGGTGATTTTTCCCTCCGGTAATGGTTATGCGTTCCTGGCAGAAGTACGCCAGAACAGCTGGAGCCTGGGCACAGCCGGGGTGGTGACGGCGTCGTTTACGCTGCGCATCAAAGGAAAACCCGTCCCGATCGTACCGGCCCCGGCAGCAGGTTAATCACAGCGGCGAAAGCCGCTTTTTTAATGCTAAAACGAGAGTTATGAAATGGAAAAGCAGGTTTCACAGAGTTCCCTTCGCGCGCTTGCGCTGGCACCGATGGCGGGCTTCCGTACAAAAGTCGTGACGGTACCTGAATGGGAAAACGCCACGGTAAAACTGCGTGAGCCTTCCGCTCAGGCCTGGCTGGAATGGCAGCAGGTGCTTAACCCTAAGCAGACAGATGGCGAAACGGATGAATTGACGGCTGCAGAGCGCGCGCTGCGTAACAAGAGCGCTGACGTCGTGTTGTTTATTGATGTACTTCTTGAAGAAGATGGCACGCAGGTCTTTTCTGAAGAAGACAAGCCGCAGGTGGAGCTGTTTTATGGCCCGGTGCACGCCCGTCTTCTTAAGCAGGCGCTCGATCTGACCACCTCGGCCGCCGAAGTGGAAAAGCCGTAAGCCAGCCCGGCACCTTCTTCCTGATGACGCTGGCGCTGCGTCTGGGCCGTACGCTTCACGAACTGAAGCAGACAATGACGGCGAGCGAGTTGCGTATGTGGATCGAATTTGACCGCCAGAACCCCATCAGCGACCGGCGCGGCGATATCCAGGCTGCGCAGGTTTCCGCCGCGGTACTCAATTCGCAGGGTGCAAAGTTAAGCATTGATGATGTGATCCTGCAGTGGAACGCCCCGGAGCAGGAAGAGAGTAGCGCCGGGCTGGAAGGCTTCTTTGCCGCGCTGGCTGGGTAGTCAGCACAAGTGACATTTCATATTGTTAATATTAGGATTAAGCCTGATAGTTAAATATAAAGGATATGATATGGAGTTGTTTCTTGTTGCCGCTGTACTTGGAATTATTCCCGCTCTGATAGCGCATAGTAAAGGGCGCTCATTCATTGCGTGGTGGTTTTACGGTTTTGTCTTGTTCATCATTGCGTTAGTTCATTCTATTGTCATAAAAAAAGACACAAAAGTTATTGAACAGGAAATGATTGATGACGGGATGAAAAAATGCCCTTTTTGTGCTGAATTAGTCCGTCAGGAAGCCATAAAATGTAAGCATTGCGGTAGTGATATTAGCGGTAACATCCATTCAGCCAAAAATGAAAAAACTGATGAAGAATACTTAGAGGAAGCAAGGAAAAAAGCCGGGCTCCTTTAACAATATCCTACCTCTTTCAAACCCCGCTACGGCGGGGTTTTTTATTAGGTGAATTATGGCAACCCTGCGCGAATTGATTATCAAAATCTCCGCAAATTCTCAGTCATTTCAGACTGAGATTTCCCGCGCCGCCCGGATGGGCTCTGATTATTACAAAACAATGGAGCAGGGGGGCCGCCGTGCAGCCGTTGCTACCCGGGAAACGCAGCGTTCTTTAGGCGAGCTCAATGCGCAGCTTGCTTCGGTTCGCTCATCAGTTGCAGGTATGGCTGGTGCGTTTGCCGGAGCATTTGCTACCGGACAGCTTATTCATTATGCCGATACCTGGAACCAACTGAATGGTCGTCTGCGCCTCGCTTCCTCCTCGGCACAGGACTTTACCACGGCGCAACAGTCGCTGATGTCTATCAGTCAGCGGACCGGAACCTCGTTTGAGGCAAACGCCAACCTCTACAGCAGAATCGCACAGTCCCTGCGTGACGCTGGCTATGCATCTGCGGACGTGGCAAACGTCACCGAAACCGTGGCGACCTCCCTCAAGTTATCCGGTGCCAGCACGGAAGAAGCCAGTTCTGTCATTACGCAGCTCAGTCAGGCGCTCGGTTCGGGCGTGCTGCGTGGTGAGGAGTTTAACGCGATTATGGAAAGTGGCGGACGTCTCGCCAAATTTCTGGCCGATGGTCTTAACACCACTATCGGCGGTCTGCGTAATATGGCGAATAATGGTGAACTGACCACCGATAAAATAGTACCGCTTCTGACCAATGTGGCGCAGCTTCGTAAAGAATTTGACACCCTCCCGGCCAGTATCAGCGGATCGGCGCAGAAAGTAGAAAATGCTTTTATGGCCTGGGTAGGCGGCGCTAACCAGGCCGTGGGTGCATCTTCCACTCTGTCAGGTGTACTGGATGGTCTGGCCGAAAACATCGATACCGTTGCGAATGTGGCGGGCGCACTGGTTGGGCTGGGGGTGGCACGATACTTCGGCAATATGGCCGCCAGCGTCACAACAGCTACCGCCTCTGTCGTGGCGAACACAACGGCAGAGGTGGGGCTTGCTGAAGCGCAGCTGCGAGGTACACAAATCAGTGTGGCAACGGCAAGGCAGGCTGTTTACCGTGCCCAGCAGGCCCGCGCCGCCGCCGCTGGCATTGAAGCGCAAATCGCCGCGGAGCGTCAGTTAGCGGTAGCACAGTCTCAACTGAATACTGCTATCAGCGCCCGTTCATCTGCTGCCGGTCGTTTGACTGAAACCGCTTCTGTGATGTCCCGCCTGGGTGGTGGCGTTCTGAGTCTGTTAGGCGGGTGGCCAGGAGTCATTGCCGCCTCCGGGATTGCGATGTATGGGCTGTATCAGCATACACAGCAGGTACACAAAGAGGCTGTGGCTTTTGCCAGTAACCTGGAAGAAATCAACGTCCGTCTTAAGGATATGTCATCCCTCGGCCTGCGCTCTACGGCGGCAGATGCCCGCTCATCCATTGATGCCCAGAAAAAGGATATAGCCGATCTCGACAGTCAGATAGCCAGGGTTAAAGACAGTCTGACGGGGCTCGCGCAGATCCAGCAGAGCTATAACGAAAGCCCTACCACGACGTGGATTAACACGTTTATGGACCAGGCGGATATTACAGAGAAAAATATCTCTCTGACGGATCAGCTGAATAAACTGGAGTATGAGCGAGAGAAGGCCGTTTCAAAACTTCAGCAGACCCAGAAGCTGTTTAATGATGCCAGTGAACAGGCTACGCAGAAAGCCATCCAGGAGGCGGGTGCTATTGCCACCCTGAAAGGGGCGTATGACCTACTGAACCGCAGCATGGGGGTAACACCCGCCAGTCGACCGGCATCATATGCTGGGCCGGTAATTTCCGCCTCTAATGCGACGCCCCAGCAGACAACAGCACTGGAAAAAGCCCGTCGCGATAATGAGCTGGCGAGTCTGTCCGGCTTGCAGAAACTTCATCAGCAGCATGTCTATGAAGCGCAGGATCTGAAACTGACCGGGGCGCTCTATACCCAGTACATTTACAACAAAGACCAGGCCGCGCGGAAAGATGAAGCGTCGGCACAGGCCAAAAAGAATGAGACTGCCGCGACTAATGCCCAGAATAAAGCGGCGCGAGAAGCGACGCAGACCGCTGAGCAGTACAGCCGAAAAATCGCCGATCTGAGCGTTGCTGTTGAGGTTCAGAAGGTGCGGGCCACGCAGGGAGAAAAAGCGGCCGAGCTATACGCGGCCTCTCATGAAAATGGCGCTAAGTGGAGCGAGGAGCAGAGAAAATCCATTGAGGCGGGTGCCGTGGCGCTGGCGCAGTGGACGCAGAAAGCCGATGAGGCTGTCCGCAAGCAGCATGAAATGGCCGATGCGCTGAAAGATCTGAAGGATGCGGGGCGCCGTTATCAGGATGAAGCTGACTTAACTTCCGCCACGTCTGGGATGGGGAACCGTCAGCGTGAGCAGTACCGCGAGCGGCAGGAAGTTGAGCGCGTTTTTGATAAAACCGATAAGGGGGCTGAGGCTATTGCTGCGCGCCAGGCTGCACTGGATGCGCTTGATAAAAAATATCAGCAGGCGAAGGCAAGCGAACTGGACTGGCGCGCGGGCGTAAGCGCGGGACTGTCAGACTGGATGGATAACGTCAGCAACATTGCCGGCACGGTATCGCAGGGTATCACTTCCACGATGGACAGTGCGCTTGATAACGTCTCCGCAATGCTGGTGGGTAACAAGGCCAGCTGGAAGGACTGGGGGTTATCCGTTCTGCAGACTATCTCAAAGGTTGCGCTCCAGATGGCCGTGATTAACGCGATGGGTGGCGGTTCGTCTGGCAGTGGACTTCTCGGCTCCCTTCTCGGAGGAATTGTGGGAGGCGTCGCCGGAAGCGCATCCGGCAGCGCGAATGCAGGCACCGCCATCCAGAACTACGGCGCGTCTTTCCAGTTTAACGCGAAGGGTGGGGTTTATTCGTCAGCCGATCTGAGCAGCTACAGCGGCAGTGTCGTTGATACTCCCACCTTTTTTGCGTTTGCGAAAGGGGCGGGCGTGATGGGCGAGGCCGGGCCGGAAGCCATTATGCCGCTGACCCGCGACGCCACCGGCAGGCTGGGTGTAAAAGCGCTGGGCAGTGGCACGCAGGGCGGCGCGGGTGTCAGCCTCAGCATCGGTACCATTAATTTCACAGGCGGCACAGGCGGTGCGCAGGGCAACACTAACGCCGCCGGCGCGGTGGCTAACCAGCTCACCGGCGCCATCATCGATACCATCAACACGCAACTGCGCAAGCCCGGCACTCCGTTGTGGAACGCCACGCAGGGCAAGCGCTGATGCTCCTTACTTACCCGCTGCGGCGGGTTTTTTTATGGGTGAAATATGGCAACCGAAACCTTTACCTGGTGCCCGCGCATTAATGCCGGCGGCGAGGTCACTCACCGTGTCCGCCGCGCGCAGTTCGGCGACGGGTACGCCCAGGCGTCGGGCGACGGCCTTAACGCCCGCAGCCAGAAATGGGATCTGGAATTTGTAGGTGATGAAAGCTACATCACCGCGATTATGGCCTTCCTCGACAGGCATGGCGGCAGCCATTCATTCATCTGGCAGGCACCGCTGAAAGGCGCGGGGTTTTACCGCTGTGATGCCTACCGCCCGTCGGCGCTGGGCGCCGGTAAATATTCGCTTTCAGCGACCTTCACACAGGCATTCGCTCCGTAGGTACTTATGGCAATCAGTAATGACGTTCAGAAGCTCGAGCCCGGCGACAGTGTCCGCCTGGTGACCGTCGACGGCTCGGCGTTCGGCGCGGGCGTGCTGCGCTTTCACGCCTGCACCATTCCTCATACGCCGGAAGAAATCGCGGCGAGCGGCGGCGACTCCTCAAAGCTTGCCGCTAAATCCATCTGGTTTGATGGCGAGGAGTACGGTGCCTGGCCGTTTGAAATTACCGGGCTGGCGTCGTCGAGTGACGGCCAGAGCGCGGAGCCGGTGCTGCGCGTCGCTAACCTTGATGGCGTGGTGACCGCGCTCTGCCTGCGCTTTGATGACATGGTACAGGCGAAGGTTACTGTTCTGGATACGTTCGGCCAGTATCTCGATGCGCGCACCTTTCCCGACGGCAACCCGTCTGCCGATCCGGGGCAGTATTTCCGCCAGGTGTTTTACATCGACAGCAAGGCGGCTGAAGACAATGAAGTGGTGGAGTTCCACCTCTCCAGCCCGATGGACCTGCAGGGACTGCTGATCCCGACGCGGCAAATCACGGCGGTCTGCACCTGGGCCTGCCGCAACAAATACCGCAGCGGTGACGGCTGTACCTACAACGGCCCGCGCATGTTTGATCTGAAAGGTAACCCGGTGACCGACCCGGCACAGGATAAATGCTCGGGCCTGCTGACCGACTGTAAAAAACGCTTTGGTTCGGATGCCCGGCTCGATTTCGGCGGCTTTCCGGGTGCCAGCCTGATCCGGAGGTAACCATGCGCGATAAAACCATTGCCGATATTCTGGCCCATGCTGAGGCAGAATACCCGCGCGAGTGCTGTGGCGTGGTGGCACAAAAAAGCCGCGTCGAGCGGTATTTCCCGTGCCGGAATATCACCGGCGCGCCGGAAGAACAGTTTGAGCTGTCGCCGGAAGATTACGCGGCCGCGGAAGACTGGGGCACCATCACTGCCATTGTGCATTCCCACCCTGGCGACGGTGCCACCACCCAGCCGAGCGAGCTTGACCAGCTGCAGTGCGATGCTCACGGCATCCCCTGGGTAATCGTGTCGTGGCCGGAAGGCGACCTGCGCACCATTGAGCCCCGCGGCGAACGGCCACTGGAAGGACGCGCCTTTGAGCTGGGTTATGCCGACTGCTGGTCGCTGGTGATGGACTGGCACCGACAGCATGGCGTAACGCTTCGCAACTACAGCGTGGATTATCCGTGGTGGGAGCGGGGCGAAAATCTCTATATGGATAACTGGTATGCCGAGGGGTTCCGAGAGGTCACAGAGCCGCGCCCCGGCGACATGGTGCTGATGCAGGTATCCGCGCCGGTGGTGAATCATGCCGGTATCCTGCTGGAAGGTAACCAGCTGCTGCATCATCTGTACGGCCAGCTCTCCTGCGCAACACCTTACGGCGGCTATCTGCGCGAGCGCACGATTAAAATAGTCAGACACAAGGATCTGCCATGAACGAACTGAAAACGGTGCGGCTGTACGGCGCGCTTGGCGCGCGGTTCGGTCGCGAGCACCGGCTGGTGATTGCCAGCCCTGCAGAAGCCTGCCGCGCGCTGTCGGTCATTCTTCCGGGTTTTGAGCAGTACATGCAGACGGCGCACCTGCGCGGCCTGCGCTTTGCTGTGTTTAAGGGAAAAAAGAACATTGGCCAGGACGAGCTGAAACATAACAGCGGCGAAGAGGATATCCGCATCGCGCCGGTGATTGCCGGAAGCAAGCGTGGCGGTGTGCTGCAGACCATTCTCGGTGCCGTGCTGGTGGTGGGAGCGCTTGCTCTTGGCCCCGTGAGTATCGGCGCCATCGCAGGCAGCACGGCGATGAGTATTGGCCTTATGGGCGGTTCGATGATGATTGGCGGCGTGGTGCAGATGCTGTCACCCCAGCCCGGCGGGCTGGCATCGCGTCAGGACCCCGATAACGCGCCGAGCTATGCGTTCGGTGGGCCCGTGAATACCACAGCAATGGGTAACCCCGTCGGGCTCCTGTATGGCGAGCGCGAAATCGGCGGCGCGATTGTCTCTGCCGGCATCTACACCAACGACCAGTGAAAACCGGTTTGATAATGGCGCCTGCGGGCGCTTTTTTTATGGGCGCAGTATGGAAAAAATAACCGGTAAAAAGGGTGGCGGTGGTAATTCACGCACACCGCGGGAGTCTCCTGATTCATTACAGTCGATCGCGACGGCCAAAATACTGCTGGCGCTGGGCGAGGGGGAGTTCGCCGGCGGCCTGACGGATAAAGATATTTTCCTCGACGGTACCCCGATCCGCAGCGCTGACGGCACGCTTAATTTTCCCGATGTGAAATGGGAATTTCGTCCGGGTACCCAGACGCAGGATTACATTCCCGGCATACCGTCGGTGGAAAATGAAATCACCGTTAACACTCAGCTTAAAGCCACACAGCCGTGGACGCGTGCCATCAGCAACACGCAGCTCTCTGCGGTCCGGGTGCGTCTCGGTGTGCCTTCACTGCAGCGCATGAAGGACAACGGGGATGTGGTGGGCTACCGCGTCGAATACAAAATTGAGCTGTCCACCGACGGCGGCGGGTATGTCACAGTGCTGAACAGCGCGTTCGATGGTAAAACCACCTCCCTCTATGAGCGCAGCCATCGCATTGACCTTCCTCCTGCCCGGACCGGCTGGCAGCTTCGTGTAAGCCGGACGACGGCGGACAGCACCTCCAGCCGCATCGTGGATACGACGAACATCGAAGCGTATTCCGAAATCATCGATGCAAAGCTGCGCTACCCGAACACCGCGCTGCTGTTTGTGTCGTTCAACGCGAAGCAGTTCAGCAATATTCCGCAAATCAGCGTACGCGCCCGCGGGCGGCAAATCCGCGTGCCCACGACATACGATCCGGTGGCGCGCACCTATTCCGGCACCTGGGACGGCTCGTTTAAATGGGCCTGGAGCAATAATCCCGCATGGGTGTTTTACGACCTGGTTCTGAGTGACCGTTTCGGGATCGGAGACCGGCTGGACGCGACGCAGGTGGACAAGTGGGAACTCTACCGCATCGCGCAGTACTGCGATCAGCCCGTGCCGGACGGTAGCGGCGGCAGCGGTACTGAGCCACGTTTTCTCTGCGACGTGTATATCCAGAGCCAGAACGAGGCGTTTACGGTGCTGCGCGACCTGGCGAGCATCTTCCGCGGTATGACCTACTGGGCCGGTAATCAGCTGGCCGCGCTGGCGGACATGCCGCGCGATATGACGTATGTCTACACCCGCGCCAACGTTATTGACGGCAAATTCTCCTACGCCAGCGGCAGCGAGAAGAACCGTTATTCAACGGCGATGGTGAGCTGGTCAAACCCGGAGAACCATTACACCGATGAAGTGGAAGCGGTGATGGAGCCTGACCTGGTGCGGCGCTACGGCGTGCGCCAGACGCAAATCGCCGCCATCGGCTGCACGCGGCGCACCGAGGCCAACCGCCGCGGCCGCTGGGCGCTGCTGACAAATGCTAAAGACCGGATGGTGAGTTTCGCCACCGGGCTGGAAGGCATGATCCCGTTGCCGGGCCATATCATCGGCGTGGCGGATCAGTATCTGTCCGGGCGGGTGATGGGCGGGCGTATCAGTCAGGTGAACGGTCGTGCGCTGACGCTCGACCGGGTGCCGGATGCAAAAGCAGGCGACAGGCTTATCGTCAACCTGCCGTCCGGTAAATCACAGGCCCGTACCCTTCAGGCGGTCAGCGGCCCAAACGTCACGGTATCTGCGGTATTCAGCGAAACGCCGGAGCGCGAGGCGGTCTGGTCGGTGGATGCGCAGGATGTCGCGATCCAGCAGTACCGCGTCACGTCCGTTGAAGACAATAACGACGGCACCTGGACCATCAGCGCCGTGCAGCACAACCCCGATAAATATGCCGCCATCGATTCCGGCGCGCGGCTCGATGAGCGTCCGGTATCAGCCATTCCGCCGGGCGTGCAGGCACCGCCAGCCTCCGTGACCCTCAGCAGTTACAGCCGCGTGGTGCAGAACCTCAGCGTGGAAACCCTGCGTGTCGCCTGGCCCGCGGCACCCGGCGCTGTGGCGTATGAATGTCAGTGGCGCAAGGATAACGGCGACTGGGTGAATGTGCCGCGCACAAGCTCGCTCGGCTTTGAGGTGCAGGGCATTTATGCCGGGCGGTACATGGCGCGCGTCAGCGCCGTAAACGCCAGCGATGTCGCCTCGGTCTGGCAGACCAGCGTGGAAGTGACACTGACCGGCAAGGTGGGGCAGCCGCCGGTACCGCTGAATTTCCGCACCACGCCGATTAACTGGGGCATCCAGCTTGACTGGAACTTCCCTGACGGTGCTGACGATACGCTGATGACCGAAATTCAGTATGCCGCCGCGACCGACGGCAGCGACGCGCTGCTGCTCTCGGATGTGCCGTATCCTGCGCACAGTTACACGCAGCTTGGCCTGCGTGCGGGGCAGATTTTCTGGTACCGCGCACGGCTGGTGGACCGCATCGGGAACCAGTCAGCATGGACCGGCTGGGTGCGGGGCATGGCGAACGACAACGCGGAGGATTACCTGGGTGATATTACCGGGGATTTTCTCACCAGTGCCGACGGCCAGGCGCTGCAGCAGCAAATCGACACTAACATCGAGGCGGTGATGCAGAACGCACTGGCGAACAACGCCACGGTCGATCATCAGTGGAAGCAGTATGGCGAAGTGCGCGCCGATATTTTGGTGGTGAAAACCACTATCGCCGACGTTGATAAGGCTCTGGCGGAAATGAGCACTCAGGTCCAGGCGCAGATAGGCAATGTCACGGCCGCGCTGGAAGACAAACTTACCGCCGTGGTGGACGCCAGTGGCGCCACGGCCATTCATACGCTGAAAGCAGGTGTGCGGATTAACGGCAACTACTACAGCGCCGGCATGAGCATTGCGGTGCTGGCACAGGCCGGGCAGCCAGTCGTAACGCGTGTTGCGTTTAATGCCGATCAGTTTGTGCTGACCACCGGCAGCGGTGCCAGCCAGTTCTCGCCATTTGCTGTGGTGGGCGGGCAGGTGTTTATGAACTCTGCCTTTATTCAGGATGGCACCATTACCAGTGCCAAAATTGGCGCATTCATACAGTCCACGAACTATGTGGCAGGTCGCACTGGCTGGCGCCTGGACAAAAACGGAAACTTCGAGCTTAACGGCAGCGGTGGAAATGGTCGCATGTTAATTACCAATAACATTGTGCAAATCTGGGACGCCAATAATGTCCTGCGCGTGAGAATGGGGCTTTTCTGATGTCCGGACTACAGTGCTGGGATGCCAGCGGAAAGCTTATTGTTGATCTGGGCGACTATATGCTGAGGCATGTCGCCCGCGTTCAGTTCAATAAGGTGGGAGGCGCTGTGACACAGGTAAACATTCCTGTTGCAGGGGTAACAGCCGCAGGTTCGTTCGCTGTGTTTACCGCGCCATATGGTGACAGACAGTCGATCGTTTCCTGCTACGACGGTGGGGTAACGCTTAATTTTGCGCTTGGTTTTTCGCCGGAAAGCGGTCCTGTCGATATTTACAGCTTTATATGAGCTTTTTATGAGCGGATTTGAAATAAGAAATAATGAGGGCGCCATTACGGTAAACAGTGATTTCACCTCGCCGCGACTGCAGCGCCGAATCACATCGCCCCGCTGGGATATCGGCTATTTTGACATGGATATTCCGGGCATAGGAAATCTTAACGTGTTAAGGGATGCTTATGAAACAGTCGGAAATACCTTCGTTGACTGGCATCAGCCAGGGCAAATAGTCTGGTGTCGTTTCGCGGTGGGGGGGTGGGGAATGCCTGGCATCCACTCATACACGCCGGGAAAAGTCGATCTGGCTTTTACACGTCTTGACGTTGCTGTTCAGAGCGGATATCTCGATGTTTTTAACAGTTCCGGAAGCCTTATATGGTCTGCAATATCTGCGCAGAGCACGCCACGAATCACAGGTTTCATTGAAGTTCCGGCAGGTTATGACCTGCAAAACAACACCCTTTCAGTCCCCGTTACCGGTACGCCTTTTCTGCCGACAGATATGTTTCCGGGGATGCTGTCTGAGGATCAAGAGGGCGTAGGCGGAAATCTTGGTATCGCCATAAAGCAATACTCCGGTTACTTCTCGCTGAGATATATCAACCAGAACACACCGAATTACCGGACGCTTCCCCTGTTTTCGCGCGGCTTCAGGATACCCTACGCCACATTCCCGACACTCTGACCCCGCTTCGGCGGGTTTTTTTATTTCAGGAGACAGTCATGTCTGCAGGAACTCTTACGCTAACCAATAAATCAGCTGCGGTTACTGGTAATGGAACATCATTCACAACGGAATTAAAAGCTGGCGATCTCATCGTTGTTAAAGTTGGTGGAACTCCTTATACACTGCCCGTTAAAGCAATCACCAATAACACTCAACTGATGCTTGTTAGTGATTACACAGGTCCAACCCAGAGCGGTGCCGCCTGGTTTGCCGTTCCGCAGGAAGCACAAAGCTTAATTACTGCGGCTCTTGCCTCACAGACCGCAGAAGCATTACGTGGTCTTAACCTCGACAAGACAAACTGGCAACAGGTTTTCAGCGCCAGCGACGATATCACGGTCACTCTCAAAGATGGTTCGACATTCAGCGGACCAAGCTGGCTCAAGATAATCAATTTTATTAAGAGCATCTTTTCCGATAATGGCGAGCTTACAGCCACAACGTTTAAACCTGGTGATATTGCAGCAACGTGGGAAAACATGCAGGTTGCTCGCGCTCCGACTTCTGCTATAACCGGATCTATTAACTGGGAGTATTATTTCCAAAGACCCGGTTTTTTTAAGCAACCTTATAACGGAGAGGCGACACAATCGTATGGATACCCACGCGATCAGCAGGCCGGATCTTTAATGACGCTGCCAAACGCTGCCAACGGCGCTAATGGTTGTGCTCAGTTATATTTCAACTTTAAAGGTACAGGTGGCGCTTATTTCAGGAAATATCTTGCAGCTGAACAAAGATTCGATCGTGGTGGCATTAACGGGTGGAATGAGTTTCTGACCAACAACGGCGACACGGCTAACGCTGCCGGGCAAGCTAACGCAACGGTTAGTGATTGGGGTGATATGCGCACGAATACCGTTGGTTTTGGTTATGCAAACGCAACCGGCAACCCAGGCATTACGGGTACCTGCCTTACATTTTCTGCGGCTAACTTCCATTCGTATGCTTTACAGTTCACTGGTAATTACGCTTCTGCATCTCGTTACTTTGCGCGCTCGCAGAATGGTGACGGCGGCGGTGTATGGCAGCCGTGGCGCGAGTTCACGATGGCCGCTGTTTCAGATGAGCGCCTGAAAGATGTTAAAGGGAGTTTTAATGTCGAAGCTGGCCTGGACAATATCAACCGCATGGAGTTTAAGCTGTTCCGCTATAAGTGGGATAAACCTGAACGGTCGGCGCGCCGTGGCGTTATCGCCCAGCAGATTATGCAGATTGACAAGGAATACGTGAAGGATGTTGGCGAAAACATGGTGCTTGACCAGACGCCGATGTTACTTGACGCTCTGGCTGCAATAAAAGCGCTGCGCCAGCGTGATGAGGACAACAAGGCGCGTATTGCTGCGCTTGAAATTGAACAGGCCCGGCTGCAGGCTTCAGTTTCCAGCCTCATTGCTGCGGGAAGCGCCACCAAAGAAGGTGCTGAAAGCGAATCGGTCAGTGGAAAATGATAAGGCATAGTGGCCTGTATGGGCTGCTCTGCTTATAAAAAACATTACCTGCCGTTACGATTAATAGGCCGCTGCGTCTTGATTTCGTTACCTCCTGAAACTACTGTATAAATACACAGTAATTTTACCGGGAGGTACATAATGAAAATACACCCCCTCGTCTGGCCGGTTACGCCAGTCAACATTCCATTCTATGCAGACCTGATTTCAGCAGGCTTTCCGAGTCCTGCTGCCGATTATATCGACAGCGGCATTGACCTCGTTTCCCACCTTATTGCACATCCATCATCCACCTATGTCCTGCGGGTTGCCGGCGACTCGATGCGCGACGCTGGCATCCTTGACGGCTCGCTTTTGCTGGTGGACTTCAGCCTGCACGCGAAGCATAACGACATCGTGGTCGCCAATATTGGCGGGGAGTTTACCGTTAAAAGGCTGGTGACGTACCCGGTGGCGCAGCTGCGCGCCGAGAACCCGGCTTACCCGCCTATAGCTGTTTATGACGCCGACGACCTCGAAATCGTCGGCGTTGTCATTTGCGTGATAAATACCCTGCATCGCAATGTTCGCGTTGGTTGA